CGGTCTTCCCTGGTGCGATACAACTCAGGTGAGCCTCAGTACATCGCCGCATCGGCTGAGCTGATCAGGGTGAACGCCGAAATTAAGAGGATTAACCGCATCATTGACAACTCCAGGTGGTACAGCGCATGCCGCAACGTGCTCGATCGGGAGACATTCGATGCTGTGCTCATGGAGAAGCGTCGTCTTGAAGATGAGGTGAAGAGATGAGCAAGCCAGCAAACTGGTGCGACCAATGCAAGCACTACATTAACAACGATAAAGAAACCTGGGATATTTGCGCACTGGGACACAAGCCACGCTTCTATGCGCCGAAAACGATGAGGCAAGCCATGGATGGAGACTGGGGATGGAAGCGCAAGTGCGAGGATTTCACGCCAGACAAGGGGGATGTATGAGATTCTGGTTCTACGCCATCAGGGCATGCTGGAGAGTCGCCATGGGCAGGTGGTACGTCTGGAGGGATGCGCCAACCGACATCGTGCGGCAGGTGGCCGTGCTTTGGTATCACCAAAGACGCAACCCAAACGAGGAAGGCTCCGAGGCAATCCGGCAGGCATACCAGGAGTACCGGCTCCGCAAACTAAGGGGGGACAGATGAAAGCAATTGGGTTTTTGATCGTTTTCACGTTTATAGAGCTTTTGTTCTATGGCGTCGGGGCATTCATAGCCTGGGACTGGAATCCTGGCAACTGGCTGACCGAGGCAAGGTTCATGATCGGTATATGCGGGACATTCACCGCCGCGCTGTTTGCATCTCAGGCGCTCACATGACTGACCTGACCCTCGAATCCCTGCAAGCCATGCTGACCGACATCGCTGAGAACTACTCGGCGCCGGCGATGAAGCCCACCAAGCTGATCATCGGGCGGTCAACCTACCGCATGCTCATGTGGAGACCCAAAATCCAGCCCGCCGCGAGCATCCGCAAACGTAAGAGAGCCGTAAGCTGGCGCAAACCATCCAAGTTGCAGAGAATGCTGAAATAACCGCATCTTGCAAGGTGGCGTCAAACCAAGTTAAACTTCGCCTCAAAGGAGCCGTTTAACTCATGGCTGACACAAACCCCAAGAAACCGAAGAAAGCCGCCCCAAAGCCCGAAATAGAGGCTTCTGAGGGCATTCCCGCTCAACCCGAGACAGAGCAAGCCGCGCCGCCAAAGAAAAAGACAGGCAGACCCTCCAAGTACGACCCTGACATTGCCCAACAGATATGCGAACAACTATCTGATGGCATCCCGCTGAGGGAGATATGCAGACAGGAGGGGTATCCATCCTATCGTGCCGTGTATCGTTGGATGGTTGCAGACGAAGAGCTTTCGTCACTCATCGCACGGGCGCGTGAGATTGGATATGACCTGTTGGCAGAGGAATGCCTCTACATTGCCGACAACCCCAAGACAGGGAAGCGCACCACCTTCACCAGCGGGGCTGAGGAGGGCGAGGATTCCATGACGGTCGTGGAGGAGGACATGCTGGGGCACCGCAAGCTCCAGATCGAAACCCGACTGAAGCTCTTGGCGAAGTGGAACCCCAAGAAGTACGGCGATAAGGTGCAAGTGGGCGGAGACGCAGAGAACCCGCTGACTGTGACCGCTGATGTAAGCCTTTTTGATGCTTTGCTGAGCAACATTGAAGCCAAGCGTCAGGTCAGCAATGCTGAGTGATGCGGTCGAAGATGCGCTGAGGGATGAAGATGTCCGAAAGCGCTTTGCCCTGCTACCTCCTGAGAGGCAAGCCGCCTTTGCTTGGCGCTCCAAGTGGCTCGTCCAAGCCCACAACCACCAAATCCTTCCGCCCGGCGACTGGTGGTCAATCTGGCTACTGTTGGCTGGTCGGGGGGCTGGGAAGACCAGAACCGCGGCAGAACAGCTTGGCTGGTGGGGTTGGCAGTACCCCGGAACCCGCTGGCTGGTAGCCGCCCCGACATCCTCGGACGTCCGCTCGACCTGCTTTGAGGGCGACTCTGGCTTGCTGGCTGTCATCCCGCAGGTACTGGTCGAGGACTACAACAAAGCCCTGCATGAGCTTCGCCTGATCAATGGCACGTTGTTCAAGGGCATCCCAGCGTCCGAGCCTGAGCGCTTCCGCGGTCCTCAGTTCCACGGGGGCTGGTGCGACGAGCTGGCGGCATGGGACTACCTGCAAGACGCATGGGATCAGATCATGTTCGGCGTTCGCCTGAAGGTGGCTACAGACCCCAGCTTCAAGACCCGCATGATCTGCTCGACCACGCCCAAGCCCAAGGACTTGATCATCGAGCTAGTGGGCAGGGAAGGCGAAGACGTCATCCTGACGACAGCAAGCACTTACTCGAACATCGACAACCTGTCGGACAACTTCCGCAAGCAGATCCTGCAATACGAGGGAACCAAGCTGGGTCGACAAGAGATCTACGCCGAGATCATCGATCCAGAAGAGGCTGGCATCGTGAAGCGGGACATGATCAAGCTGTGGCCGAACGAGAAGCCGTTCCCCAAATTCGAGTACATCCTGCAAAGCTACGATGTGGCGACCAGCGAGAAGACCATCAACGACCCGACCGCCTCGAGCACATGGGGCGTGTTCAAGCCGCTGGACGGACCGATGTCCGTCATGCTGATCGACTGCTGGCAGGATCGCTTACAGTATCCTGACCTGCGCCCCAAGGTCATCGAAGAGTACGAGGTCATCTTTGGCGAGGGCAAACACAAGAAGCGGGTCGACCTGATCTTGGTGGAAGACAAGTCTGCCGGCATCTCCCTGATCCAAGACTTACAGCGCGCACATCTGCCGGTCAGGGCGTACAACCCCGGCAAGGCTGACAAGCTCCAGCGCCTGAACATCATCTCGAGCCTGTTCGCCCGTGGGCGTGTCTGGATGCCTGAGTCGAGCCTGAAGCAAGGCTATGTCAAGGACTGGGTCGAGCCGCTCCTGAGCCAGCTCTGCTCGTTCCCTGACACGACGCACGACGACTTCGTGGACAGCACCTCGCAAGCCCTGCGCTTCCTGCGGGATGCTGGATGGATCGACATCGATGGGGATGCGCCAGACCTGTACGACGAGGAGGACTTCATCGACTCGGGCATGGCCGCTAAGCGGGAGAATCCGTATGCCGTCTGAGTATGGATGCCACAACCGGCGGGACTACCGACAGCGCTACTTCGTGCAGGACGGCTGGTGGCACGATGGCTGGGCAAGAACCGCCAAGCTGGCGCAGGTGCCGTTCGTTATGGCTGAGAGCTGTCAGTACACCCACACAGCCCTTGGTCAAGCCGACGAGCGTTGCCAAGGATGCAAACATCGGGTGGACTTGTCTGCGGTGGCGGGGCATAATTCGGGCAATCCCGCTCAATAGAGGTAGCGATGCCAAATCCTCGCGCTCAACGCCCGCTCTCCCTTCAGGCAGTCACTGAAGACATCCGCTCCCTTGCACAGCCCGCCCAAGCCATGCTCGACATGCTGGCTGGCGCCGCTAAAGGCTCAGTCTCTGCGACCGTTGGAATTCCGGGCGACATCGAGTCACTGGGTCGTGGTATTGCCTCAGCCTTCCGTGCGCCTTCAGGTCAGCGCCTTGATGCGTTCGCCACGGGCATGGAACAGCCGACAGTCCTGCCGACCACCGAGAACGTGAGCGCCAAGCTTCCCGCGGTTGTCCCGACCACTGCACCCCTGAGCCGCCAGCACAGCGCAGGCTATGGTCAAACCATGGGTGAGTTCATCCCGACGCCGGGATCTGGTCGCGTGGTTCAGGGCGGCCTGAATGCCATCAAGTCAATCCCTGCCGCTGTCCAGCACGGCGCCCAAGAGTTCGCCAAGGCATCGGCAATGGGTGTACCGCATGTGGTCAAGCCCAAGGGCGGGAACTGGATGACTGGAAGCGTAGAGAAAGAATTTGGCATTCTCAAAAAGAATAAGACTGCCACGCAAGCTCTTGAAGAGATGGGGCGTGTTTATCCGCCCGATGTCGTTGCAACAATGTCTCCTGAGACTCGCGCTCAGGTTGAACGTGCAATTCCTCATTTGCAAAAAGAATCCGCGCTTAACAACTGGATTGACCGCAACCTGACCAACTACGTCAAGAAAGAGATGGCGACGCCGGAAGATCCGGTGCGCAAGTTGGCTGAGCAGGGCATCACTCACTATCCGGTTGCTGAAGATCCCGGTTACTGGGCGCGACATGGACAGAGTGCGCGAGAAGATCTCGGCGGTGAAACGATGGCGCAGTCACCACTTGCCAAGCAATGGGAAAACCGCACTGATGCCATGATTGATAAAACTACGGCACAACAGCATCAAGACATGATGCATCTCGCTCCCGGCATGTACTCAGACAAAGATGAGTGGATCAAGAAGCTGGCGCCTGACACTCCGTTGTATAGTGCTGAAGCCCGCAAATTCAGTCCACTTGACCTCGGTTTTGATCACATTATTGATGTCTTGCGTGAAGACCTGACAGCGGGTCGCATCCGCCCAGAGCAACTGAGCAAGGTCAGCATGGAGCAGGCAGTACGCCGAACCTATGAGTACGACCAAGAGCTTGCCAAGAAGATGGCTGAGGCGAAGACAGCCGCCCGTAAAGATCTGCCTATCCACAAAGAGTATCCCGAAGGATACAAGTGGGTCGAACTGAACAAGCCTGGATCATTTGCTCAAGAGTCAGACATGATGGGTCACTCGGTGCGTGGCTACGAGCCGCCTGAAGGACATCCTGACTGGACTGCTGGCTCAGGAAAGCGTGGAAGCCCGACTTATGGTCATGGTGGATGGGAAGCCATCAAGAGCGGCAAAGCCAAGGTCTACTCATTGGTTGACCCACAGGGAATGTCTCAAGCGACCATTGAAACTGGGAGACCAAACTATGCCCCGCGCTGGGACAATGTAAAGCAATACATGGATCAGGCCCGAGATCAGGTAATGAAAGACCGAGCCGCAAACGGATTGCCTTTGACTGATCAGTACGAGAATGAAATAGATCGAGTTGTCGAGGCGATGGCCGTGAAGATGGCGCAGGAAAATGCGCCTCATGTGATCACCCAGATCAAAGGCAAAAGCAACACCATGCCGGAGAAGGATTACCTTCGGTTTGTGCAGGACTTTGTGCGTTCATCTGGGATGCCTGTCGAGAATGACTTGCATCACACTGGTCTCAGGGAATTGCCCAACAAAAAATATGTCAATGACGAAGAGCTGAGCGCACTAGCCGCTCGTCATTACCCCGAGCATCCAGGCATGACGCCTGCTGACGTTGTCATGCATTATGAGCGCATGAAGGGTATGCCAGATTTTCAGAACGAAGCCACCAAAAAATTCATTGAAGATTTGGAGTCTGGAAATTACTTCCCGCCCGAAGGCATGAAGCGTGGTGGTCAAGTCCACATCTCCGACAACCCCGACACGATGATGATGGAGCTGGCTGGTGGTGGTCTGACCAAGCTTGCCCGCCTTGCCCGCGCTCCCGCCAAGTCCAAAGAAGAGATCCGCGCTGTTGCTGAGCGCATCGCCCCTCAGATGACAGGCGAGTTCGTCCGTGGCGAGAAGGGCACCCAATCCGTCGCCGGCAAGACGCAAAAGCAGTTTGCCCGTGAGAAGGAACTGAAGCACGACATCCGCGGTGACATGCCTGCTCCCGGCACGATGGACTACGAGAAGCTGAAGGATCAGGTTGTCATCGGCATCGCTGGTGACCCGACTATCACGGGCAAGAGCGTCCATGCCGTTGGCGAACACAAGCTCGATAGCCCGTCACCTCAGCATGGTGGTCCGTTGTACGGGCTGGGTCACGACGACTCCAGCTTCTGGGCAAGCCAGCTCGGAGCCGCCAAGCGTGTGCAGAACCTCGCCCGTGAGGTTGGTCAGCAGTACGAACAGCCCGTCCTTGGTCAGTACATCATGATGGGTCCGGACTCGATCAACTACGCCATGCACTATGCTGACGCCAACCTGTCAGCCATTGATCCGACCAAGATGAGCAAGAAGCAGATCGAGGGCTTCAACAACATGATCCGTCATGGCAGTGTGAATTCCGGTCCTCGCCCTGGCTTCCCCGGCATCGAGAATAAGGAAGAGGCTTACTTGCAGATGGCGATCGACCCTGAGTTGCGCAAGCACTTCAACGCCCTGATGCAGATGCCCACGGTCACCGAGAAGTTTGGTTTGCCCAGCGGCATCGATGTGCGTCACGCCGTGACTGAGCCTGCCTTGCGTGACCTGGAGACTGGCGTCACTGGTTACAGTGTCGGCAAGATGCGCCCCGAGGTCGAGGAGCTGAAGCTGTCGGCTCACCCGACGTACAGCCATGACATTCCTGGTGAATTCATGGGGCAGAGCAAGTACCCGATTCCCTACGAGATCATGTTCCCTGACACGCTCAAGGCGATCCGCGAGAACCCGAAGCAAGCCCCACATGAGTTCGGCTCCCTGAAGATGGTGGGTCCGCGTCAAACCATCGACCAGCAGATGATCGACGAGATCCGTCAGTACGAAGAAATGATGAAGAGCTTGACCGGCAAGAAAAAGGGCGGGCAGATCAAGAAAGCCGCTGGAGGCGAGATCACCGCTGACGACCTGACCATCGAGGAGCGCCCGTTATGAGTGGATTGATCAACGTCATCCGCAAGGGCGCCAAGAAGCCCATTCAGCTTTTCTCCCGTGTGGATGAGGCGGCACAAGAGCTACCCCGCGCCAAGGGAACCGGCAAGGAATTCATGGCGGAGCTGAAGAAGCAACCCGGCGTGAAGAAGGCTGAGCTGGATGATCGCAAGCTGGCTGAGCTTGAGAGCGCCCCCAAGATGACCAAGCAGGAGTTCATCGACAAGCTCAAGGAAAAACCTGCCGCCAAGATCGAGGAGACCATCAAAGCCAACCCGACGGATGCTGATCTTGATGCAAGGGCGATGGAGCTGATCGAAAAAGAAGCCGAAGAGATGACTGATGACAGGATTGGTAGGTGGCATCGATCCAATAGTTATGAGTGGCTCGATTACAAAGAGGGCGCTGTTCAATACCTCAAAGACCTTGAGTACGACAAATACTTGCGTGAAGCCAAGCGTGACATTGAAGAAAACGGAGGAGTTAAATTTACAAAGTATGAAGGCTACAAGCTTCCTGGCGGCGAGAACTACCGCGAGATCCTGTTGAGGTTGCCTTCCAGCTACGGCGAAGGTTCTGCACTTGCAAAAGAGGTTCGAGATCTTGGTTACAGAGGCAGAATCGAAGATTTGAACGCCAACACGATTCGTTCTTTTGGCGGATCAGAAGATCTGCAAAACCGATGGATGAATGCCACCGGAAAAGGAACTTATCGTTCAGGGCATTGGGATGAGCCAAACGTCTTGGCTCACATGCGTGTGCAAGACCGTGTCGGACCCAATGGCGAGAAGATTTTGCACGTTGAAGAGATCCAGTCTGACTGGCATCAAGAGGGGCGAAAGAGGGGGTACAACAAAGAAGATCCTCTCAAAAAGAACGAGCAAGGCAATTGGGTTTATACCCGCCCTGATGGCGTTACTGTTGACCTTGGTCCAAACATCGATGAACAAATGATGCGGCAAGGGATGGGCAATAAAGCCGGTTCTGTGCCCGACGCCCCGTTCAAAAAGAACTGGCATGAGTTGGCAACCAAGAGGCTGATGAACTACGCCATTGAGAACGGCTACGACAAAGTTGCATTCACGCCCGGAGCTGAGCAGGCAAGCCGGTATGACCTCAGCAAGCACATCGGCAATTTGTCGGTCTCAAGAGACCCTAATATGGCAAATTTTGTCGTCGTTGCTCAAGACCCGAACGGCAAAGAAGTGTTCAGGAAAGTCAAACATTCTCTGTCTGACTTGGATGAATATGTTGGCAAAGATCTTGCCTCAAAGATATTAGATGACTTTGCAAACAAGCCGGGAAACGAACACAACTATTCCGGTCTTGATCTGCAAGTCGGTGGCGAAGGCATGAAAGGCTTCTACGACAAAATCATCCCCAACTACCTGCCCAACGAGTACGGCAAGTACGGCGTTACCCTTGGAAGGTACGACATCCCCGTTCCGCCAAAAGACTCAATGGCGGTTCAAGAATACACGCTCGGACCTGAATACATCAGCGGAAGGGCAACGTGGAGCGAGTTGCTGGAAGCCAACCCAAGCTTGGCAAAAGAGTATGCGGTTCCACTGCACAGCATCGACATCACGCCCCAGATGCGTGAAGCCATCGAGGCAAAGGGTCAGCCGCTGTACCAAGCTGTTGGCATTGGCTTGACCGGAGCCGCCGCAGTGCCTGAAGAGCAACCAGAATTCCGTCGAGGCGGACGAGTTAAATTGTCGGACAATCCCGACACCATGATGCTGGAACTTTTATCCAGAAGGAAATAACCAATGGCTACACAATTCCCGATCGAGCAAGACTTTGGGCGTGAAATCCCGGGCATGTCTGCTGACGACATCCAAGAGAATCCGGACGGAAGCGCAGAGATGGAGCTGGACTTGGATGAGAGCCAGATAGAGGAGCTTCCTGACGGCTCCGTGCGCATGAGCCTGGAAGACTACAAGGGTCCGGAAGAGGACGAGGACTTTTACTCTAACCTTGCTGAAAGCGCCGTTGATCGGTATGACCTGGGCGGCATCGCCATTGAGTACATCGACCTGATCGAGAAGGACAAGGACGCCCGCTCTCTGCGTGACAAGCAATACGAGGAAGGCATCCGCCGCACAGGCATGGGCAATGACGCTCCCGGTGGTGCGACGTTTTCCGGCGCCAGCAAGGTGGTTCACCCTGTCATGGCTGAAGCCTGCGTGGACTTTGCCTCCCGAGCCATCAAAGAGCTGTTCCCGCCTGATGGTCCGACCCGCACCAAGATCTTGGGTGATGTGGACAAAGAGAAGGTCGATGTTGCCGAGCGCAAGCGCGACTACATGAACTGGCAGTTGACGGAGCAGATTGAAGAGTTCCGCGACGAACAAGAACAGCTTCTGACCCAACTTCCCCTGGGTGGCTCTCAGTACCTGAAACTCTGGTACGACGAGGAGAAGCGCCGCCCCTGCGCTGAGTTCGTGCCGATCGACAACGTCTACTTGCCGTTCTCCGCCGCCAACTTCTACACCGCCCAGCGCGTGACCGAGGTTCACTACATCACGGAGCAAGAGTTCCGCCGCCGTGTGAGCATCGGCTTGTACCGCGACATCGACATTGTCCGCGCCACCATGGACCCCGACGAGTCCAAGGCTGAGAAGGCGAACAACAAGATCGAGGGCAAGAAGTGGGATGAGAACGTGGACGGCACCCGCACGGTGTACCACGTTTACACCTGGATGGAGGTGGATGACGACGGTCGCTCCAAGGGCAAGCTGGCGCCCTACATCCTGATGATCGACGACCTGAGCCACGACGTTGTCGGTCTGTACCGCAACTGGGAAGAGGGCGACGACACGATGACCAAGCTGGATTGGCTCATCGAGTTCAAGTTCATCCCGTGGCGTGGCGCCTATGCCGTTGGCTTGCCGCACCTCATTGGTGGCTTGTCTTCCGCCCTGACAGGCTCCCTGAGAGCCTTGCTGGACAGCGCACACATCAACAACGCCGCCACCATGCTGAAGCTCAAGGGCGCCAAGATGAGCGGTCAGAGCACCTCGGTGGATGTGACTCAGGTTGTGGAGATCGAGGGCGCCCCTGGTGTGGACGACATCCGCAAGATCGCCATGCCCATGCCGTTCAACCCCCCGTCCGAGGTGCTGTTCAAGCTCATGGGCTTCTTGGAGTCTGGAGCCAAGGGGGTGGTGACCACTGCGGAAGAAAAGATTGCAGACGTCAACAGCAACACGCCGGTGGGCACGACTCAGGCTTTGATCGAGCAGGGCGCCGCGGTGTTCTCCGCCATCCATGCCCGCTTGCACGACGCCCAGGGTCGAGTGCTCAAGGTGCTGGGTCGCCTGAATCGCTGGTATCTGGATGACCAGAAGAAAGGCGATGTGGTTGCCGACCTGGAGATCCGCAAGGAAGACTTCAAGCGCAACACCGATGTGGTGCCGGTATCTGACCCCCACATCTTCTCCGAAACCCAGCGTATGGCTCAGATTCAGGCTGTTGTAGCCCGTGCTGACCAGCATCCCGAGCTGTACAACGCCAAGGCGGTGGAAGAGCGCCTGCTCAAGCAGTTGAAGATCCCTGCGATCAACGAGCTGTTAAAGGAAACGCCTGATCCCGAGAAGCGTGATCCCGCAAACGAGAACGTCGCCATGGCAACGGGTCAACCTGCTTTTGCCTACATCGACCAAGATCACTTGGCGCACATCCAGAGCCACCTGGACTTTGCCAAAGACCCGATCATGGGCGCCAATCCGTTGATTGCACCGGCGTTTGTGCCCAACGTGATCGAGCACCTGAAGCAACACTTGACCTTGTGGTACCTGAACCGCATGAATGGCTACGTCAACAAGGCGGTTGGTCACCCGATCATGGACTACGAGAACCCCGACAACACCGAAAAGGTGGACAAATTGTTCGGTGTGGCGTCTCAGCACGTTTCTTTGGACACTCAGACCGTGTTCCAGGGTATCCTCCCGATCATTCAAGGCTTGATGCAACAGGCTCAGCAGATGAAACAGTCCGCTCAGCAGTTGCCGATGACGCCCGACGCCAAGGTTTTGCTGGATACCAGCATGGCTGAGACCCAACGTCGCGCCGCACGGGACAAAGCTGAGATGGAACTCAAGGCGAAGCAGATCCAAGACGACATCGCCATGGAAAAAGAGAAGAATCAGAAGGATTTGATGGTTGCCCAGATGGACAATCAGACCAAAGAGCAAATCGAAGCCGCCAAGCAGACCAGCGAAGCGGTGAAAATTCGCAACGATCAGGCGAAAACCGCCTTGGAAATGTTCAACAAAGGAGTTTGAAATGGCTACCAGCAACCCGTACCACAATGAAGCCGTGCCCATGCACAAGCGTATCGCCGCCGGCGAGAAACTGAATGGCACTTCCCTGAAAACTGGTGGTCAAGCACCCGCCAAACCCCAAGGAGGTCTGTCACAAAGCAAGAAAAAATAAAAAATGCACACCCTTGGAGACCTGATCGGTGCGTATAAGTCTCGGCAGGCTGTAATAGCCGCCTCCCTTGCCGCTGGAAATGCCGCTAACTGGGAGACTTATCAACGCATGGTCGGAAATTATGCGGGGCTACAAGAAGCCCTGGAAATCATCGAAAGTTTTATAAAGGAAGATAACCGTGATGATGAATGAACCGGTAGCTTTTAACGAAGCTGAGATAGCTTGGGCATTTCCGAGCGTAGATCCCGGTGCTAAACCTCTTGGTGGGCGTATTTTGGTACAGCTCCGCCGCACAAAAAAGAAGGCAACAAGCGCTGGAATTATCTTGGTCGAAGAGACCAAGGAAACCGAGAAGTGGAACAACATGGTGGCGAAGGTCATCGCAGTTGGACCGCTTGCTTTCAAGAACCGCGACACCATGCAAGGCTGGCCGGAAGGCTCCTGGTGTGAAGTCGGTGACTACGTCCGTGTCCCCAAGTGGGGTGGCGACCGCTGGGAGGTAAAAGTCCCCGGTGATGACGAACTGGAAGATCCAGCACTGTTCATGATCCTGAACGACCACGAGGTCATCGCCACTGTGACTGGTGATCCTCTGGCAATGAAGGCTTTTTTGTGAGGTAAAAAATGGCAACTGAGAACGAAATCAAAGAACCAGAGATGAGCATCAAAGAAGAGAGCGACGGTTCAGCCGTTGTGGAACTTCCTGATGATTTTGTCAAAGAAGAGGGTGACGATGGTCACGCTGAAGGCGGTGAGGCGCAGAGTGCGTCTGATGCCGCTGAAGAAGAGGGCTTGGACGATGAGGAGCTGGAGAATCTCCGTGCCAAACGTCGCGCCAAGCGCAAAGCCCGTCGTGAGCTGGAGAAGCGCACGATCGAGGAGAAGGACAGCCGCATCCAATTGCTTGAGAAACAGCTCCAGCAATTCCAGGAGAGACTGGCTGTAACCGAGCGCCGCACCCACAGTGCTGAGCTGGGTCGTCTGGAAAAGGCTATCGAGGACTCGGAGCTGAAGATCCAGTACGCCAAGATGAAGGTGGAGGAAGCCACTGCCGCGGGTGATGGTCAGGCAATGATCAAAGCCCAGGAGATGTGGTACGAAGCCCGCCGCAACGCTGAAGCCCTGAAGTCTGTTAAAGAACAGGCTGTTAAAGCTCCTCAGAACGCACCGATGGATGACAACACTCAGGCAATGCAACGTCATGCCGCCGAGTGGATGGACCGCAATCCGTGGTACGACTCCGATGGGGACGACGAGGACACATTGATTGCCAAGGCAATCGATCAGCGCATGGTTAAAGAAGGCTGGAACCCTTCGACCAAAGAATATTGGAAAGAGTTGGATCGGCGCTTGTCAAAACGATCGCCCCACCTCTACAATGACGACAGTGACGAGACTTCATCTCGTAGACCGAGGCAAGTTGTGACAAGTACCGGACGCGAAAAGTTTGGTGGCTCTAACCCAAAGAGCGTGACGATCCCACCTGAATTGGTGCGATCGATCAAAGACGCTGGTCTTTGGGAAAACACAGAGGCACGAAAGCGCATCATCACCGGCTATTTTGCAAAACAACGTAACGCATAAGGAATACGATCATGGAATCACGTCTGAAAAAATCCCTCTCCGCTGGTGGCCGCGAGCAAAGATCTTCGCAAGATTTGTCGCGCGAGGCGCCGGAGGAAAAGTTCATTTCAAAGCAAGAACGTCGCAAGATGTGGAGCGATGAATGGACGCAATCAGCGTTGCCGAAAGCTCCGGAAATTCCGGGCTGGCATGTCTGCTGGCTTTCAACCACCAATGCCTACGACACGATTGACAAGCGAATTCGTCTCGGCTACGTCCCCGTTATGGCGGATGACGTTCCTGGGTTCCAGAATTACAAGCTCAAGAGTGGCGAGCATGTTGGTCAAATCTCTTGTAATGAGATGCTTCTGTTCAAACTCCCGATGGATGTCTACCAAGAAGTCATGACGCAATTGCACTTTGAAGCCCCCCGCGAAGAGGCAGAGAAGATCCAATTGCGCGTTGCCGACTTGCAGGGCCAACGGGATTCGCGTGGCAGACCTCTTGTGCAAGTGGAAGGCGATGGCATGGGCAACATTGACAAACAGCAAGCCAACCAAGCCCCCGTATTCGAGGGCTAAACCAAGGAGTTAATATGAGTTCTACCTCTGCTCCGTTCGGCATGCGCCCCGCGTTCCATCCTTCCGGTCTGGATCGCGCTCAAGCGCTTGCTAACGGTATCGCCTCGGCCTATGGATCTGACATCCTGAAAGGTCAACCCGTTAAGTACAGCAACGGTTCCATCGTCCCCGCTGGCGCTGGTGATGCGTTCGTCGGTGCCTTTGATGGCGTCGAATGGACTGACACCACCGGTCGTCGTCGCGTCTCGAACTACTGGCCTGCCTCCACGGCATACCAGACTGGTTCGTGCATCGCCTACTTCTACAACGATCCCAACATCGTTTATGAAATCCAGGCTGATGGCTCTATTGCCCAGACCGCCATTGGCGATCAGGCAAACCTGAGCAACACGACCGCCGGTTCCAACGTGACTGGTCTGTCGCAATGTACCCTGTCTTCGTCGCTGGCTGGTGCTGATGCACAAGCTCAAATGCGTATCGTTGACTTGGCCCCGTACCCCGGCAATGCTTGGGGAGATTCTTACACCATCGTTCGCGCCACAGTTGCTAAACATCAGTTCGCTGAGATCTACACTGCCGCAAACACCGCCGCCTACCCGGTGGCTATCTAAGGAGGACTAAAAAATGGCCGCTCCAATGCGCAGTACAGACTTTCGTTCCATCGTTGAGCCTATCCTCAACGAATGCTTCGATGGAGTCTATGACCAACGTGCCGATGAATGGTCTCGTGTTTTCCGCGAGCAAGAAGGCATTCCCCGCAACTATCACGAAGAACCGGTTCTGTACGGCTTCGGCGCCGCGCCCCAACTGCCTGATGGCACTCCGGTGACCTATCAGCAGGGTGGCGTTCTGTTCCTCAAGCGCTATGTGTACTCGGTGTATGGCCTTGCCTTCGCCCTGACCAAAGTGTTGGTGGAAGACGGCGACCATATCCGTATCGGTCAGGTCTATGCCCGTCACTTGGCTCAATCTCTGATTGAAACCAAAGAAACGCTGGCCGCTAACGTGCTGAACAACGCCTTCACCGGCGGTGCTACGGCTGGTGGCGACGGCGTTGCGCTGAACAGCGCCTCGCATCCGATCGTGAACGGCACTGCCAGCAACCTGCTGACCACTGCCGCCAACCTGTCCCAGACCTCTCTGGAACAAATGTTGATCCAGATCCGTCAGGCTGTGGACAACAACGGCAAGAAGATCCGTCTGGTGCCCCGCCAATTGGTGGTTGCTCCTGGCAACGTCTTCCAAGCCGAAGTTCTGTTGAAGAGCGTTCTGCGTGCCGGCAACGCCAACAACGACATCAACCCCATCAAGTCTATTGGCTTGCTGGACGAGGGTGCCGCTGTTATCTCCCGTCTGACCTCCGCCACCGCATGGTGGGTGCAGACCGACGCTCCCGAAGGCATGAAGCTTTTGATGCGTCGTCGTCTGGAGAAGACGATGGAAGGCGACTTCGAAACCGACACGATGCGCTACAAGGCGACCGAGCGTTACGACGTTGGCTTCACTGACTGGCGTTCGATGTACGGTACTCCCGGCGTCTAAACCCCACAGGGGGCTTCGGCCCCCTACTTTTAAGGAGTAAAGACGATGTCTCAGACATACTTCGGCTCGGCCCTGCGCGCAGGTTCCGGTACTTTGACTGACACTGTTGACGGCGGTTTCGTCGTCATGATGCAGACGAGCACCGTTACCACGAACGCTGATGGCTCCGCCTCCAGCACCAGTGTGACCATTCCTTCTGGTTCTCAGCTCTTGAACTTCTTCGTTGATCAAGTTCAGAACGAGACCGTTGGTGGTGGCACTGCTACGGCAATCAACGCAACCATTGGCACTGCCGCGGCTGGTACTCAGTACCTGTCGGCGACTGATGTCATTGGCGGTGGTCGTGCCGCTCTGTCGTTCACTGCCGCTCAGTTAGCCGCCATGGCTGACGTTGGTGCAAACACCTCCGTCTACCTGACTGTTGACCCCAACGGCACGATCGCTACCACCCAAGGCATTTACCGCTTCACCGTGGTTTATGCCCAGAAAGGCTGAAGGTGACCGTTATGGGTCAATTCAAACCTATGACCAAGATGATGACCACCGAACCTACGGTGGAACTCAAATTGAAAAAAGGTGGTCATGTTTCCACGAAGGGCAAGAGTGAGCATGGTCACAAATCCATGCCTCACATGATGGACGGCGGGATCACTCCTGCAATGTCCGGCGCTATGCCTGCTCGTGGTGGTATGGCTCCCACCGCTCGTCCGATGCGTCCGCCCCTGGCGGCTCGTCGTCGCGCCATGGCTGTTCCCCCGATGGCATCTCCCGCTCCCGCGGTGATGAAGAAGGGCGGAGACACCTCTGTTGCGAAGGTCGAGAAGGAACTGAAGGCTCACGAAGCAAAACCTGCATCCAAAGGTCACAAAGGTCTGGCAACAGGCGGCGTGGTGATGGGCAATGGTGGTGGCTTCAAGAAGGGTGGCGCAATCTCCAAGAGCGGCATCATTCCTGAGTCCGCATCCGCCCGTGGTGCTGAAGCGTACAAAAATACGAAGATGCATGACGGTGGCAAAAAGGATGTGGTTCCGGCCAAAACCGGTGACGTCAAACTGAACAAGGTTGCTGGCTACAAAGACGGCGGCTCTGTGATGAAATACGTCGAGAACAACGTGGTGGGTACGCCTCCTGGCAAGTCCAACACGAAGACCGGTGACGTGAAGCTCGGCAATGCTGGCGGCTACAAGAAGGGTGGTGCCGCAAAAAAGTATGCTAAGGGTGGTGCGGTGAATGACTCTGGAAACGTCCAAAAGATGCCCCAAGGTCATAAAAAGCCGTCCGCCCCCGTAAGCATTACTGCTTTGTCGGGAACTTTCAAGAAGGGTGGTCAGGTCAAGAAAGCTGGCGGAGGCTCTGTCTCTGACGGTGAAGAAGACTTGTCCAAAGGCGCGTATGACCGCTTCTACTCTGACCAAAAGAAAGAGAACGAAGCCATGCGTGACACCATTCTTGGTGCGCCTGGGCGAATGATCGACCGCGTCAAGGGTTTCCTTGGTGGGGTTGGCAAGAAGCCCGACCTACCTTCTGGTGCTGTGACCAATGCGGAGAAATCCAAAGTTGAGTCCATGACCAAGAAGCGTGGCGGCGCCGTGAAGTGCTGAACCAAGTGGGGGCTTCGGCCCCCGCTTCTACTTGGAGAATTGAATGTCTACGTTGACAAATGTTATTGCGAAATATGCCAGCGCAACTGGCGATCTGTATGCTGGCGCCGGCAACTTGGCTGGGTATCACATCAAGCCGGGTGGCACTGCGGGTTCGGTTATCCTGAAGGATGGCGGATCGGGCGGCACGACATTGGCGACGATTGACATCACCACGGACACTTCCGTGATCACGGCAATCCTGCCTGGGAACGGAATCCGTTTCACTTCGAGCATTTATGTGTCGTTGCCCACTGGGGCGACGATGACTGGCTTCATTGGCTGATCATGCCAAGCAAATCAGCTTCTCAGCATCGCCTGATGGAGGCAGTCGCCCATAATCCGGCGATCGCCAAGAAGACTGGCATCCCTCAATCTGTCGGCAAAGAGTTTGCCAGGGCGGATGAAGGAAAGAAATTCAAGCAAGGTGGTCTGTATGCGAACATTCATGCAAAGCGTGAGCGCATCGCTGAAGGATCTGGTGAAAAGATGCGTAAACCGGGCGCTAAAGGTGCTCCTACCGCCGAAGCCTTCAGAGAGTCCGCCAAGACAGCCAAAATGAAAAAGGGCGGTGTGTCCCTTGCTGTCGGTCGCGGAGAGAAGCTTTCTGTTGAAAAAGGTGCTGGACTGACTGCAAAAGGTCGAGCAAAGTACAACCGTGAGACAGGAAGCAACCTCAAAGCACCTCAGCCCCAGGGCGGAGCGCGTCGAGACAGCTTCTGCGCCCGAATGTCGGGTGTTGTCGAGCATTCAAAGGGGGATGCCCCCCGAGCCAAGGCTTCTTTGAAGCGTTGGAATTGCCCAGGATGGTGAGGTAACTCATGGCTTACAGCGGAACGGTCGGAACAACGGTCTTTGACGTTCAAACTTTCATCGATCACGGCGCTCGTCGTGCGGGAAAACTTGCCGAAGAACTGACTTCGGAGCAGGTTTTGTCCGCCAAGGAGTCGTTGTTCATGCTTTTGCAGAGCCTGATCAACATCGGCATCCAATATTGGGCGATCGACAAGAAGGTTTATGGTCTGAACCCCGACCAATTCCAGTATTTGTTGCCCCTGGGCGGCAATGATGTGCTGAATGCGCTGTATCGCACGATGCAACGCCCCACACCGAACTCCACCGGTGGCTATTACGCCTCCTCTGGGCAGGTTGCCAACGCTTTTGACAACGATATTGAGACCATCGAGGCGCAAGACGCTCCGAATGGCAACATTTCCATCAATTTTGGCGAAAACAACGGTCAGTACGCTGGCTCGATTGGCATTTCGCCGGGTGTGTCGGGTGAATTCCACATTTTGCTGGAAGTTTCCAACGACGGTATCACCTGGACGACCCTGCATGACTGCGGAGTCGAGACTTGGGTTGATTACCAGTGGCTTTGGTACGACATTGACCCTGGCGCCACGAAGCAGTGGTACCGCATGCGTGAAACCGGCGGCAATACGCTCCAAGTGCGCGAGTTCTACGTTGGCAACATGAGCCGCCAGATCCCGATGGCTCGCCTGAACCGTGATGACTACACGAACCTGCCCAACAAGAACTTCACGGCCAACCAGCCGTACCAGTTTTGGTTCAACCGCACGATCCCGCAAGCAGAAATCAACCTCTGGCCGGTGCCGGACAACCCCTTCGTTCAAATGGTGGTGTGGTACTCGCGCCAGATCATGGACGTTGGCGACCTGTATGGCGAGCTGGAGCTTCCGACTCGCTGGTATGAGGCTGTGCAGATGATGCTGGCTCACCGGATGGCTCTGGAGCTTCCTGGTGTGGCAATTGACCGCATCACCTACCTTGAGGGTCAGGCTGAGAAATACTTGAACCAAGTCGAGCAGGAAGAGCGCGACCGCAGTCCGATCTACTACAGCCCCAATATTGCGCCGTACACACGATGAGTGCCGTCATTTATTGGATTCGATCAAAAGAACATACCGACATCACCTGTCAGGGTTATGTTGGTGTGGCTAAAAACGCCACCAAAAGATGGTGGGGTCACAAGTGGGCTATCAAAGCAAATCGTCATGAAAACCAATTGTTTGCCAATGCGGTCAATAAGCATGGTTGGGACAATTTGATCAAAGAGATTGTGCTTATTGCCGACGAGCAATATTGTTATGACATTGAAAGCAAGTTGCGGTCTGAATGCAAAATTGGTTGGAACTTGGCTGTGGGTGGATGCAAGCCGCCAGTCAACAAATCACGCGGACCTGACTATGTCAGCCCACTAAAAGGTGTGCCTCGTCCAACGCCATGGCTTGTTGGAAAAAAAAGTCAGATGCCAAAAGAATTTTTTAGCAAAGGCGGCAAGGCTGGCAAGGGAAGGAAACAAACTCCTGAGCAAATTGCCAAGCGGGTCGCTTCCCGTCGCGCAACTTTGGCGGCGCAAGGAAGGACAGTCTGATGCCGCGATTCCTCGACACGCTGGGATATTCTGAAATCGCCATCGCCGTGTGCGATCGGTGCAAGATGAAAGTCCCGTATTCCACGCTGATTCCAGATCACAACTTCCCCGGCTTGCGGGTGTGTGAGGCTCGTGGATGTGCCGACGAAAAAGATCCGTACCGCTTGCCCGCCCGAAAGACTGAGCGCATCAACCTGCGTTTTCCTCGCCCCGATGTGAGCGTGGCAGTCAACCCGAACGATGTGACCGCCACCCAAGACCAGGGCGGCTTCATTCTTTCCACTGAAGGCAACACGGAGACGCCGGAGAACAACGGCAACTTGGACGGAATCAAGAGTACACCAACCCCTACACCGACACCTGACTGATGGCAAACGTACAGATAACCCAACTGCCTGCCGCTCTTCCCTTGACCGGGGACGAGCAAGTTCCTGTCGTTCAAGGAGGCATCACCGTCCGCACGACGACGGCGGCTATTGCTGGTTCACCGAGCCAACAGCAGACGTTTGTCACAGTCAACCAAGAGCCGACGCTACCCAACTCACGTCGCTTGTCTGCTCAGCCTGGGATCAGCATCACGGACAACGGACCGCAGTCAACCCTGGGGCTTGCCCTAACGGGCGCCGCGGCAAGCCTGAATGCGGCCTCTGTGGGCTTTATCGTCAAGGACACAGCCAATACCGTCACCAACCGTGCAATCGCCGTTTCTGGGGCTGGTTTAGCCATTGCAAACGGGGATGGCATCTCCGGCAATCCCACGATCGGTCTGAGTGGCCAGATTTTGAACTTTGCCAACGCTACCGGCAATGGCTT